AGGCTGTATTACAATGAGGGTGTAGAAGATGCAGTCAGCGTAGGAAACTTGGATCTGTCAGAGTGCATAGTACTGCATAACCATCCGAAAACAAATGGAATAATGTCGTTTGGTGAAGATGATTTTAATCTTATGAGGTATTTCCAGTCAGCATCATACAGGCTGGTAAATGAAAAATATGACTATAGAGTTGAAATTATTAAACCGATAGATATGGTAACTTATAATCAGGCATGGAGATGGGCCATTGAAGATATGATGGACGAAGGGAATACCGGAGAACTTCAACACCGAATCATGCAGAGCTTAGCAAATAGAGGATACATAGTGTATGAGCAAAAGAGTATTGTCAGAAAGCCAAAAGGCTAGGATAGATGAGATTACCAATCAATGGGAAAAAGAACGTGAAGAGGAGGAGAAGAAGATTTCCCCTTCGACAACTCACACTTTTGATGGAGAAAGAACCCGTATAAATATCAGGTTGGAAAAAAAATATATGCCGCTAATACAAGCTATCATGGAAGAAGGATAAGCTGGAGTAAAAAAGATTACAGATTTTTATTGAAACAAACATAAGTTTGTTTTATAATAACACTGTGAGACACGCCAACCTACAGAAAGTTGGTAATATATGAGTTCTAAATGGTGTAAGTGCCCGAAATGTGGCAACCCGCATTTCCTTAAGGTATTGCCGAGCACGAAGATTTCAAATTTTCCGGCGTACTGCAAGAAATGCAAAAATGAAATAGTAATCAATGTAGAGCCTAGAGCCGATGTGATCAATTCCAAGTAATTGATCTGCGGCTCTTTTTTTATTGCTCTACAGTGGCGGAATAGAGCAGAGGCAGCTCACCGGGTTCATGCCCCGGAGGTCGCAGGTTCGATCCCTGCTTCCGCAATTTCCCATATCGCAGAAAGTGCGATTCAAAAAATATTTTAGGAGGATAATATGAAGAACATTTTTGAAATCATGAAAGAGTATGGTCTGGAAGTGCCGGAGGACAAGAAAAAGGAATTTGAAAAGACCGTACTGGAGAATTACAAGACCATGACTGACTATGACAATCAGGCCAAGAAGCTGGACGCAGCCAATGAGACTATCAAGGCTAATGATACCGCCATGAAAGACTTACAGGATAAGTTAGACGGATTTAAGGATGTAGATGTGTCTGGCCTGAATCAGAGAATCAATGATCTGGAAACAGAAAAAGCTAATATCCAGAAGGATTATGATGCTAAGATTGCAGATCGCGATTTTAATGATCTTGTGAAAGAAAACATTGCTGCGGCCAATGGCAAGAATGCCAAGGCTATTATGGCGCTGTTGGATGTGGAAACACTGAAAGCATCTAAAAACCAGAAAGAGGATATCGCAGCAGCACTGAAAGCCTTAACAGAAGCAGAAGATAGTAAAATGCTCTTCGGAGAGCCGGAGCCTAATCCGGTAGGAACTGGAAATCTGATTGGACAAGTGCATAAAACCACCGGCCAGTCAACAGACACCCTTAAGGATGCACTTAAGGAGAAATATAAATAAGGAGAATAAAAAATGGCTTTAACATTAGCGGAAGCAAAAGTCGGAATGGCTGACAAAGTAGATCAGAATGTTATTGATGAATTCAGAAGAGCATCCCTCTTGCTTGATATGCTTACATTCGATGATTCTGTATCCCCTGGAACCGGTGGCTCTACGCTTACTTATGGATATATGAGATTAAAAACACCGTCTACAGTAGCTGTGCGTTCCATCAATACTGAGTACGCACCTAACGAGGCAAAGAGAGAGGAAGCAACCGCAAAGGTGATTATCCTCGGTGGATCCTTTGAGGTAGACCGTGTTATTGCAGAGACCGGAGGCGCTATTGATGAAATCGACTTCCAGATCAAGGAAAAAACCAAAGCAGGAGCAAATTATTTCCATAATCTCGTAATCAATGGAACATCTGCTGCATCTGGTACAGGATATGTTACTGGAACATTTGACGGTCTCAAAAAAATCTTATCCGGTTCTGACACAGAATACACATCTGCGGTTGACATCTCTACCAGTGCATTGATGGATAGCAACTACAATGCTTATCTGGATGAACTGGATGGGTTCATCAGTAAGTTGGCAGAAAAACCGGATATTCTGCTGATGAACAATGAATTACTGACAAAGACAAGAGCAGCAGCAAGACGCGCGGGATTCTATGAAAGAAGCGTGGACGGTTTCGGCAGAACCGTGGAGAAATATAACGGCATTCCTATGATGGATGTTGGACAGTATTATAATGGCACCAAGACTGTTGATGTGATCGAGACAACTACCCCATCTGCTACAGCATACGGTGAAACAGCGATTTATGCGGCAAAACTGGGACTCAATGCATTTCATGGAATTTCTGTTGACGGCAGCAAGATGGTACATACCTATCTTCCTGATCTGAATGCACCTGGTGCAGTAAAGAAGGGTGAAGTTGAAATGCTTGCGGGTGCTGTTTTAAAGAATAGTAAGATGGCAGGTGTTCTTAAGGGAATTAAGGTAAAACCTAAGACAGCAGGCTAAGAGAAAAGAGGAGGGAGCAGTATGTCTTACATAACGTGGGAGCAATACGGCTCCCTTTATAATAGCATCACAGATGAGAAGGAATTTAACCGATTATCCAAACTGGCAGAGATCAAGTTTAATTCCATCACCCATATGAGGGCAAAGCGGTTTGAGGATGCTTATAACGAGGACACAGCAACAGACTTCCAGCAGCAGGTCCATATGCAGATTCAGGATACCTTCTGCCAGCTGCTCAATACTATCGCAGCGCAGGATGCCTCCGGAATGGGTACCGGTATAGCATCCGTCAGTAATGACGGGTATTCGGAATCCTATAAGGTCACAACAGCACAGGAGAAGGAAGAGCAGCTTACCTCTGTGATACGTTCCGGCTTGTCCGGTACGGGATTGGCAGGTGCATTATGAGTGCACTATTTACGGATATTATGACAGTTTACAACTACCATAGGGATCCCGAGACAGATAAGGAGACGTGGATCAGATCCATTGTCCGGGGAGTCCAGTGGAGCCATAACAAAACGGCGCTTACAACGGTCAATGGCGTGCAGACAGAGACCAAGGTTGAGAGCATCACGGTAGATTTCCAGAGGGGTTATGGCAATAAGCCGTACCTGGAGCCACAGGAATATCGAAAACTCCCCGCGAAGGAGGCCGCCAAGTATTGGACACTGGATGCCAAGAGCGGGCAGGACAAGCTGGTACTGGGAAACAGTGTCCGGGAGATTGCGGATGGCTATAGGCTGTCAGATCTGGCGGAGGATAACCAGTATGTAGTCACTGTCACAGCGGTATCGGATAATCGCAACCGCCCGCGGCTTAAGACAATTAAGGTGGTAGGCAATGAGTAAAGGAAGAATGGATTATGTCTGTAACTTTGGTGCAGCGAGCCTTATCAAGGAACTGGGACTGGAGCCGGGAGGCAGGGTGCAGAAAGCCGTGGATGAGGAATTTTTACGTGGTGTGCAGCCTTATGTCCCGATGGACACGGGAGCATTGATTGACAGCGGGCATACTCATACCGTTGTTGGATCTGGTGAAATAGTTTATGACTGCGATGATAAAGCGAGACGGCTTTACTACGGAGAGAAAGACTGGAATTGGTCAAACGGTGGAGAACAAGCAGGTGGTCTCCGAGGGCATCAATGGGCGGAACGGTATGAGCAGGCAGGCGGTGCAGAAAACATGATTAAGGCAGCCAAGGAGGCTATGAAGTGACTGTAAGTGGAAGAATTATTGAGTGGCTAAAAAAGTTTGACCCGAAGGAAATGAAGCATATTGATACGGATCTGATGCGCGGCACGGTGGATTACGTGCTGGTCAAGGAGCCTACGGTCAACGTGAAGCGATTTATCAGTGGTGCTGAGATCCATAAGGAATATTATCAGATCCGGGCGAGGATGGATACACAGACTAATACTGATTGCGAGGAAAATGGAGCATGGCTGGAAGCACTGACAGACTGGATCGACAGGCAGAACCGGGAGAAGGTTTTCCCTGCGCTGGATGGCGTGACCGTTCAGAAGATTGGAGTTTCCAGTCCGTTTTACATGGGTAAGAATGAACAGAACAAAGCTCTGTATCAGATGACAATTTTCATTGAGTATTTTAAGAAGGGAGAATAATCGTGAGAGAAGATTTAAGACATTACATTGACACAAGTATGGATGTGGAACCTGCTAAGTATGAACTGCTTGGAGATGGTGTGGAGTCTCTGACCGAGGAGATGAATCCTGAAGAGGAGACCAAGCACTACATTCATCAGGCGAGTGCATCCAATAAGGTGAAATCCTATCAGAGATCCTTTGACGTGGACAAGGAGGACTGTGTGGAGGATGAGGTACAGGTATTTATCGATCGTCTGGTGGATACCCTGCCCGTGGGAGCCAAGGCCAAGACCTCTTTCGTGCGGTTTCGGCTGAAGGATGAGGTGGAGAAAACACCCGGTACCTATAAGGCAATCAAGGTACCCTGTACCGTATCTGTAACATCCAGTGGTGGAGACGGTGGCGATTATGTACATAATGTGATCAACGTCAAGCAGTGCGGGGATGACATTCACGGTACCTTTGCAGTGGCAACCAAGACCTTCACGGTCGGCGAATAAATAGGAGGAAGCACATGGAGAAACTGAAAAATATTGCAGCAGGAACAGAAGTGCAGGT